CGGCATCATTGCCAATCCGTTCTGCCCGCCTACGCAACAGGCAGCGATTATAACGCAGGTGAGTTTAATTATGGATGCTTTTAATACTACTGGATTTGATTTGACCAATATAAAATATCATATCTATGAAATCTCTAATAATAATGTTGTTACATCTAATTATGCTTCGTCATTTGGATTTGATTTAACAGTAGCTGGAACAAGAACATTTATTTTAAATTCAATAATATCTATTTTAGATAGTTATTATTCAACATCATTTAGCGGATCAATATCACTTTCAGGTACGATTTTAACAATCAACTGTACTGCTCAAATCAATACAGTTCTACCTGTTAAATTATTTACTATTGTTTTTATTGATACAAATAATGTTGTAATACCAATCACAACCACCTTCCAATGACGCACGGAATCCTAACCATTGCCCTCAAGCATTCACTATACGGCAGATTCGCTTACAACCTTGCGCTCTCTATCAAGAGTGCTGACCCGAAGCAGCGCATCAGCGTGGTAGCCGATGAGGTAGCCTTGTCGCACCTGCACGAAGGGCAGAAGATGATTTTCGACAACATCATCGAACCCAAGCCTAACCAATGTATCAGAGACGGAGTGTTGAAGCCACTTATCACTAAGTTCTACCTGAACGACCTCACACCTTATGACAAGACGCTATTCGTGGATGCCGACATGATCTTCAGCCCGATGGCCGACTTTAACAAGCTATGGTCAGAGCTGGATGGCATCGAATGGACGATGGCGAATCGTGGCGAGAACAAGCCTGACAAGGGCATCAGCGAGTGGGTGGATTCAGGCATACTTAAGCAGACCTACCCGGATGTCGAACAATGGTACGATCTCAGCAGCGAATGGATGTACTGGGAAGAAGGCCCAACTGCCGATGTTATCTTTGCAGGAGCGCGTGGCTATTACGATGAAGGCAAGCTGCTGACAAGGCAGTTCGCCGGAGATAAGCCCGATGAGCCATTCTTCAACTTAGCACTCAACGCCTACGGAGTGAAGCCACATCAGTCACCGTACCAACCTACCTACTGGCAACCAGCCATACGCAAGTTCATGAATGCGATGGAGATTAAACGCACCTACTATGCCTTCAGCGCGGGCGGTAATCATCTGCCCAAGCACCAGGAGCGCATCTACAATGAATTGCTTAGTAACGCATCCACCCGGATGAACATGCCATCTCTCAAGATCGGAGATAAACGGTCTTACTTAACCGAAAGAAAACATATATAATGCCTGCTGTATCACCCGCCTGGCTTGAGCCATATATCGCTTACGGCAAACGCCATGAGTATTACAAAGATGCCGTTGAAATGGAAGAGGCTCTTGAGATTCACGCCGATGGAGATTATCCCGGTGGCCTGATTGAAGAGCGCAGACCTGCGGAATCCGATGAGATTCGTAACTATCGTAAGAAGATATTTGTTCCCATCACCAAGCCGGTCTTCAGCAAGGTGATGAACAGCTTGCAGAAGATACGCAAGTCACCCGATTGGTCTATCACCTTTAATGGTGAGCTGCCACCGGCCATCATCCCGGATGAATCACCGGAGGCTTACATCATGCGTAGATTCCCGCGCAACGGTAGCATCACCAACTGGATGTTCGGCGTAGCATTGAAGCAGTACCTGATTGATGCCAATGCCGTAGTGCTGACTTTGCCGACACGCTTTGAGGTCGCGGAGAATGAATACTACGAGCCTTACCCGATGATCTTTGAATCTGAGTATGTCATTGACTACAAGGAAGGCCAATACTATCTGCTCAAGGAAGATGATGGTGATGGATATTGGCTTATACAGCCTGATGTGATTCAACGATTTGAAGTAGTTGACCGGGAAGCCCGCGAAGTGTTCCAGATAGAGAACCCTCTTGGCTATATGCCGGTTCGCACGATGTACGGCCTTGTGTTGGAGAACTACCGGGATGGAGCTTTGTATGAGAGCCGGATTAGCGGCATCGTGCCAAAGCTGAATGAAGCGGTGCGTGAGTACAGCGATCTTCAGGCAGAGATTGTTCAACATATCCACAGCACGATGTGGGCGATTCAGCCGCAGCAATGCGGTCGCTGCCGTGGTATCGGAGAGATACCCAGAGAGAATAGCGCACCAATTCGCTGCCCATCATGTGAGGGTAAAGGGCTGGCACCACTCAATCCTTACGAGCATCTAATCCTTTCCGCCCCGCGTCCTGGTGATAATGCTGTACCTACACCGCCAATCGGTTATGTGACTAAGCAAACGGAGATCGCACGCCTTCAGGATGAACGGATCAAACAGCACATTTACGATGCCCTTGCTGCTATCAACATGGAGTTTTTGGCCGAAACGCCAATATCGCAATCAGGCGTAGCCAAGCAAGTAGATCGGGAAGAGCTGTATAGTTTTGTGCATAGCATTGCCGAGGATATTGTGCGGATCATGGATGAGGTAGCTTACGACATTTGTGCGTGGAGATATAGCGGTATTACTTCCGATATCAACAGCCTGATTCCATACATAGCCGTTCCAGAGCGGTTCGACATCATCAGCGGTAACGTGCTGGTGGACGAACTCAGCAAGATGACCACAGCAAAGGTTGATCCGGCTATCATAAACGCGGCTCAGATTGAGCTGGCAGCGAAAAAGTTTAATGATAGCAAGATCAAGGATATGGTCGTGCTGAAGCTGAAGCTTGACCCGTTCGCCGGAGTTCCAGAGGAGAGTATTGCCCTTCAGCAGACACTTGGAGCGATTAGCCGGAATGACCTTATCATCCATGCCAACATCAACCGCTTTGTGACAAGGGCCATTGAAAATGAACCGGGCTTTACCGATGCCACCTACGATGAACAGATGGCAGTAATGCAACGCTATGCCGGTGAGTTCGCAACACCACGACAACCGATTGAGATTCAGCAGCCTGAATAATGGCCGATAGGGAACGGATAATCGAACAACTTGAAGAACTGATTCAATCGCGCATTGATCAGTTTAACAGGCGCATGCCAGGCATTCAGCGTCAGGCGTTCGATAAGATTCTTGACCTGACAGGTGACCTTGATACTTCGAATGGCCGCATCAAGCCCAGCGTGAAGAACATCAAGCTGATTGCGAAGATTAAACAAGAACTCAACAAGACCATCTTCAGCAAGGATTACGCGGATGACCTTGATGACTTAATTAAGTCGTATGAAGAAATCACCAAACTTCAGAATGCCTATTTCACCGCAACCGTAGGCAAGTTCACCGTTCCGAAGGTGTTGGCAGAGGTGCAGAATTTGGCTATTGAAGGCGTAGTGGATAGCCTGGGCGATGTAGGAATAGATGCGAATTTCACAAGCCCGGTGCGAGACATCCTTGTTAAGAACGTAACTACCGGCGGTAGTAAGGCTGAGTTCATCGAAGAGGTGAGGCGGTTCGTGCTGGGTGCTGAAGGCGTAGATGGTAGGCTTGCAAAATATAGCACTCAAGTGGTGACTGATGCCTTAAATCAGTTTAGTGCTAATTACCATCAGATAATCACCGATGATCTTGGGCTGGAGTGGTACAGCTACGATGGTTCAATAAAAGATACTTCGCGTGAGTTTTGCCGTAAGTTGATTCAGGCAAAACGTAGCGGATGTATGCGTTACATCCATAAAAGCCAATTGCCTGAAATTGTTAGCGGCAAGATATGCGGTGAGCAGGTAGCATTATACGGTAAAACCGGACTTCCTCAAGGCATGATTCCTGGTACAAATGCAGCTAACTTCCAAAGTAATAGAGGCGGTTATATATGCAACCATACGCTCAACGCGGTATCATCGGCGGTCGTTCCTAAAGCCTTGCGCGACAAGTTCGAACGAAGGGGCTGATTCCATAGTATATTTGTAACAACACATGAAACAGCAATTTTTAGAAGTATGGAAGGACGGGAAACTATGGTACGAGTTCCCGGCTGAAAACGAAGAGAATGTACGCCTTGACCTGATGCGCCGAAACCTTGATCGAGTGTGCGACATCCGGCCAAAGGTCGAAGACATACAAGTGCTGAAGGCATCGGTAGCCAAGCAGGTCATTGAGTTCGACCTGACTGATACCGCACCCAAAGCAACGGCTGAAGAGCTGGCG